TGTGCAAATCAAACATACTTCAAATCGCTATCAGAAGAAGAGTACTGATAGACACAGTTAAAGTAATCTTAACAGATAGCATATCAAAAGGTGAAAGCATAGAGCCTAATCGTTTGTATGAAACAATAATAAAAATGGAGAAGAAAGTATGAGTGTAGAGAGTGAAGAGCTAAACAAAATAGGAACTATGATATTAGATGAGTGGACAACAAGTGAGTTTATAAGTGCCATAGATGATTATGGTATCGACTTAGACATAAGAGGTAGCCATATAGAACAGCTATGTATGGCAATAAAAAAGGAGAGAGATAATGAGTAGTATGACAGGTGAATGGTGTTGCACAGAATGTGGCTCATACAATGCGTACCAAGAAACATTTAGTGATGATGAGGTAGGACACATTATGGGCTGTGATGATTGTGGTTACTATGATGTATACAGAGAGAACGCAGATACAGGGGATATAATAGAAGAGTATCAAGGGCATGGACATGACTATGCCAAAGAAGATAAGGAGAAAGACAAATGACAATAGTAGTATGGGATGGGCAGACATTAGCTACTGATAGACAAGCTAACGATGGCTCACAGAAATGGGAAACAGATAAAGCATGGTATGTGGTTAAAGATAACAAACCATATATAGTATCAGGCGTTGGTGTACTTCAAGATATAATTCTTTTACGAGAATGGTTTACTGATGGGGCTAAGAAAGATGAGTTCCCTATATCGTCTCGATCTAATCGAATGTCGTACACAGCACAACTTGTTGTTGTGAGTAAGAACGAGGGGCTGATGCTGTATGAGGGTACACCACACCCAGTAGTCCATGGGTTTACACCATGTGCATTCGGAGATGGTAAAGACTTTTCATTAGGTGCATTATCAATGGGTGCTACATCTACTGAGGCAGTAGGAATAGCTAATGAACATTCTTTACATTGTGGTAAAGGTATTACAGAATTAACTTTGAATGAAAGCAAAGCACATTAGGGGGTAATCAATGGCTAAATACAAAAAAACAGGTTGGGTTAAGGTTAAAGATAAACTTTCTTGTTCGGCAGATGAACTACTAGAAAGTATTATGGAGGCTACAGCTGATATGGGTGTAGTAATATATAACGATGAAGATACAGCAGAAGAAGATGGTGTAGATTTACATATAGTAATAGAAAGAGAGGAGTAAATGATAGTTAAAAGCAATGACAAGGTAGAGAAACCTGAACACTATGCAAGGTATAAGATAGAGCCAATAACATTTATTGTTGAGAACGATATACCATATTGCGAATCAAACGTAATCAAGTATGTCTGTAGGTGGCAACACAAACACCCAACTAAACAAGGACAGATAGAGGACTTGAGGAAAGCTAAACAATACTTAGACATATTAATTAACAAAGCAGAGAGAGGATAAAATGAGTACAACAATATATTTAACTAATGGTTTCGCTGAGTGGATGTTAGACGACTTTTCAAAAGAATCAATATTAGACGTTTGTATGGACGGAAAATATAGTCCGAGAGACTACGCTTTAGATTGTCAAGGCGATTGGATTCCGACTCAATACATAGATAATTGGGAAGAAATAAAGTCTGTTCTTAATAAGATAGACGTTAAGTCTTTTATAAAGAAATATGAAGACTCTAAACTTTCTAATCGTTGGTGGGACAAGATGAAAGAGGGACAGTTAATCGGAGACTTTATGGAAGAAGACGGAGAGTTTCAAAACTGGGACGAAATCGGTGGGTTTGAATTTACAAAAGAGTACAAAAAAGATTAGAGGTAGCATGGATATAGTAACCATAGATTTTGAAACCTATTATGATAGGGACTACTCTCTATCTAAAATGACAACTGAATCTTATATAAGAGACAAAAGGTTTCAGGTCATAGGCGTAGCAGTCAAAGTAAACAACAACAAAACTGAATGGTATAGTGGAGATGATGTCGGTAGTTTTCTCGACTCACTCATGCTATCAGACAAGTATCTACTAGCACACCATTCGGCTTTCGATGGTGCCATACTATCGTGGCACTATAATATAAAGCCTAAGTTTTGGTTTGACACTATGTCTATGGCTAGACCCAAGCACAGTATGACAATAGGTTGTTCATTGAATGCACTGTCATCTTGTTACAAGATAGGACAGAAAGGAACTGAAGTACTTAATGCACTAGGTAAAAGGTTGGAAGACTTTACTTCGGAGGAACTGAAGTCTTATGCTGGCTACTGTATTAACGATGTTGAGCTTACATATAAACTGTTTAAGGTTTTAGCTAAAGGGTTTCCACAATCAGAGCTCAAGGTTATAGACCAAACAATTAGAATGTATACTGAGCCTGAGCTTGAGATAGATGAGGCACTACTCACGGATCACCTATCGACGATAACAACAAACAAACAGAAACTTGTTGACACGTTAACGACTAAGACTTCTGGATCGCAGGTCAAAAAGGTTTTGATGTCTAATAATATGTTCGCCGAAATTTTGAAAAAAGTTGGGGTCGCACCACCGACGAAAGTATCTATAAGAACAGGCGAGAAAACTTTTGCCTTCGCCAAGACCGACAAACAATTTACATCTTTGATGGAACACCCCAAGCCAATCGTACAACAACTCGTATCAGCAAGGCTAGGTGTTAAGTCAACTATAGAAGAGACAAGAACAGAGAACTTAATTAATGTAAAGCAAAGAGGTAAGTTACCTATCATGCTTAATTATTATGGAGCACACACAGGTAGGTTTAGTGGTGGAGATAAACTTAACTTACAGAACTTGCCTAGGAATGGAGTCATACGCAAAGCATTGACAGTACCACAGGATAAAATGTTAATAGCATGCGACTCATCACAGATTGAGGCACGCATGGTTGCATATATAAGTGGGCAAAAAGATTTGGTCGAGGCTTTCAGACAAGGTAGAGATGTATATAGTGAGTTTGCCAGTGAAGTATATGGTAGAAAAGTAACTAAGAAAGACAAGCTTGAGAGGTTTGTAGGTAAGACATGCATACTAGGACTAGGTTATGGTATGGGTGCAGAGAAGTTTAGAAATACCTTAGCTCTAGGGCAAGGTGGTATGTCAGTAGACATTGACATCAATGAGGCACAAAGAATTGTTAACTTATATAGACAGAAAAACCACAGGATAGTTTCCTTTTGGGGTGTATGTGACTATGCACTGAGAGGAATACTTCATGGTAGAGAAGACTCTATATGTGATGACATGTTGGAGTATGATTCCAAAGGGATTGTATTACCAAACAATCTTCGTATCAGATACCCTATGTTACGAAGAAGTAGAGATGGGTTTGAGTACATATCCAACGCAAGAACTTACAGGAAGTTAAAGACTACAGGTAAGATCGAGGACAAGGAGTGGACTAAAATCTATGGGGGAAAAGTAACAGAGAATATCGTACAGGCTTTAGCTAGGATAGTTATATCAGAGCAAATGGTTGAGTTAGGTAAACAGTACAGAGTTTTATTTCAGGTACATGATGAGCTAATTTTACTGGTTGATGCTAAAAAGGTATCGCAAGTACGAGAACATGTTGAGACAACAATGTCGACACCACCTATATGGGCAGGGGACTTACCCGTGGCATGCGAAAGTGGTATTGGCTACAACTATGGAGACGCAAAATGACAGACATAATAGGAACAGATGGTAAAGAAATAAAATCAGAGAGTGAACTTAGGAAAGATGAAGTGCTTAAACTTTTAAAACACGCAAGTGAAAATGTAAACAAATGCAAAAATGTAGAGGGGTGTATAGTATTATTAAAAATGAATGGCGATTATGCTAGATACTCAACTACTATAGATGATATCGTAAAAGAAGTGGGGCAACTTGAAATGCTAAAGACTGATATAATAAACAGAACTAGGTAATGACTGAACAACTATCACATAGCTATTCATCTATTAAGATGTACGAACAATGCCCAAAGAGGTACCTACATCAGCGTATAAACAAAGAGGTTGAAGATAAAGGTAGTGACGCTACTATCTATGGCGAGAGAGTACACAAACAATTAGAAGACAGACTAAAGATTGGTACGCAGCTGCCTGAAGAGTCGGTCAAACACGAACAAGTTTGCACAACAATCGAATCACTTACTAAAAATTCAGAGTTATACCTCGAGCAGAAGCTGTGCTTAAATGCAAACCTTACACCAACAGGTTGGTACGACAACGACGCATGGCTCAGATCCATCCTTGATGTGTTAGTTATAAAAGATAAGGTAGCTATAGTTATGGATTGGAAGACAGGTAAAAGGAGACCTGACTTTACACAACTAGAACTGTTTGCCCTTCAGGTTTTTGTACACTACCCACAGATAGAAGAAGTGAAGACCAGTTTCATATGGTTAAAGGAGGGCAAGACAGACTCAGAAACATTTAGATTAATAGACACCAAGCTTATGTGGGGGGAGTTACTATCAAGGATAGAGAGAATCAACCAGTCATATAAGTCCAACAACTTTCCAGCAAGACCTAGTGGTTTATGTAGGTATTGCCCAGCAAATAAAATGTGCGAGTATGCTAGAACTTAATACTTGACATATATGTAAATCTATATAATATGGCT